ACAGACTTAAAAGCATATGTTGGTTCTACAACCACAGATGATGCTTTTGTGCAGGGTTGCTTTGATGAAGCAAAACTATTAGTGAATAACTTTGCGGATGCTGATTATGTGCCTTCAAAGATTATGGACAGGGCTTATCTTGAATGTGGTTCAGAACTGTATCACCGCAGGTCAGCACCTAACGGAATCGCACAGTTTTCTTCATTTGATGGGCAACCTATACGAATTGCTCGTGACCCTATGACACCTGTCTATCCATTACTAAGAAGGTTCGTGCCTTATCTATGACAATCAATGTGATTACACAGACAAAGACCAACCTTGCGACGGAATTGATAGCGGATGGAATAAATACTGAAACATATATCCCACCACGCATAACACCACCCCTTGCAATAATTTCACCTGACAACACATATGTGACGCAAGGTGACACTTTTGCAACTTTTAGAATTGGATTACTTATCACACTGGTTGCACAAAATGCTTCCAATGAAAAAGCAACTGAAGCACTTGATGAACTTATCGTCACTGCAATAGGTGCAATACCTGCCCAATGGGCAATTGACAGCGTAGAACAACCATTCGCATTAAGTGCGAATAATGCTGAATATATTGCAACAAGAATGGCAGTTTCTACACAAATAACAATTTAGGAGAAATAAAAAGATGCCAACAAGCACACGAATTAAAGGTCGCAACCTTGTTCTTACATTAGACGGCGTAGATTACGCAGTTGATGCTTCATCCATCCTTCTTACAAATGAAGATAAAGATGGGGCGGCAGATACAACATTTGTATTTGATGCACGACTTGACCTATTAGTTGGAACAGAACCAACAAGGGTTACAGCGTAAGGATTAACTATGGCGGCGGCAATTGAAGTAACAGGTATCAGGGAACTGAATAAGGCCTTGAAGGGTGTTGGTGATGACTTTGAAGATTTGAAGGATGCCAACCAACTTCTTGGACAACTTGTTGCTAATCGTGCCACCGCTTTAGTTCCTGTTAGGTCAGGAAAACTTCAATCATCTATTAAGACAAATCGTGCCAAAAACAAAGTCACGATTTCTGCAGGTAGGGCTGCAGTGCCTTATGCGGGTGTCATTGAATATGGATGGGGTAAGCGTGGAATCAAAGCAAGGCCTTACTTAAACAGGGCAGTTAATGAAAAGAAGGGTGAAATAAAAGAAAAGTATGAAGAAAACATTAAGAACATTATTAAGAAATATGACTTGGATTAGGGGTAAAAGTGATTGAAGAAGACTTTATGCAGAACCTTAAATGGTCTGAATTAAGCGAAATTGAAGATTATGTTGGATGCAACATGGATGAATGGACAACAAATGCTTCAAAGGCCAAGCAGGTGTTGAACTAAACCCAAAAGAAGTGACTTCCACTTAAGCCTTATGGCGAAGTTCTGTTTGGTCACTGGATTCACACCACAGGATTTCTGGAATATGACTTTAGGGGAATACATGGCATTTGTTAAAGAAATAAAAAGGAGAAACACTTAAAGTGGCACAACAGATAACGATTGACATTGTCGCAGAAACACAAAAACTGCAAGCGGGTGTCGCAACTGCTAACAAGCAATTGGGAACAGTTGAAGATGGGCTAAAGGGCTTAGCGGCTACCGCTATTGCCACAGCATCAGCATTTGTTCTTCGTGAAGGTGTCACATTTCTAAAACAAGGTATTGATGAAGCAAAAGAAGCGCAACAGACCATGCGTGAAGCCACCACAACATTTGGAGAAGGCAGTAAAGCCTTAGAACAAATCACTGCAGAAGCCACAAAATTTGGAAACGCCCTTGCAGTAGATAACGACACAATTATTCAACTTGCAACCCAATTAGGTTCAAGATTGCCAAAAGAAGCGCAAGCATTAAGCGCACAATTAGTAAATACATTTTTTGATGTTGAAGCATTTACAGGTGGGGCAGTAAAGGCTGAAGCAATAACAAGCAAGTTAGGAAAAGCCTTTGCAGATGGTGAATTAAGGGCAGGGGAACTTGAAAAGATATTTCCCGCACTGACCGCTAAGACCTATGAACAGGCTGAAGCATTATCTAAGGCAGGAAAGAACACTGAAGCCTTAACCCTTCTTATAGGCGAATCACAAAAGGCTTATGGTGATGCCGCAGAAAAAAATGTAACTTCATCACAAAAATTTGAAGTGGCACTTGCTAACTTAAAGGAAACAGTTGGAACAAAGTTGCTTCCATTTGTAGAAAAGTTAGTTGATACGGCTACTAAGTTAATTGATAAGTTCGCAACCTTAAGTCCAACTACACAAAATGTAATTCTTGGTTTTACAGGTGTTGTTGCAATAGGTGGCCCACTATTGACTTTTCTTGCTAATGCTAAAACTGCACTTATCACGCTAACAGGTATTCAAGGGGCAACAAAGATTGCAACTGACCTAACTACAGGGGCTATTGCAGGGCAGACAGTGGCTACAAATGTGGCAACAGGTGCAACAAATAGATTAAAGATTGCACTTGCTTCAACAGGAATTGGACTTCTTATTGTTGCTATTGGAACGCTAATTGCCAACTTTGATAAGGTCAAAGAAACAGTTTCCAAGTTAATTGGGTATCTCTCCAATGCATTTGAACCTGTAAAAAGGGCGATTGAAAGCGTGATTGGCAGAATTAAAGATTTAATACCTGATTGGCTAAAGAAGTTACTTGGCATTGATGGGGCTAAAGTCACAGTTAATGCACCCAACATTGTTGGCGGCAGTGGTGTAAATTCAGGATTAAACACAGTTTCTTCATCAAATCTGCCATTTGGTGGGAATATAAAGACAGGTTCTAACGCACAAACAAAAGATAAAGTTGTAATTCCTACCATTACAGAAACAGGAAAGACCCTAAAGGAAACTGCCAACGCCTTAGACAAGGCATCTAAATCAAATACAGTTGCGGTTGAAAGAAGTGCCGCATCAATTCAGGCACTTGCCAATTCATTTAGACAGAAAGAAGCGGCAGATGAAGAAAAGGTCAAACAAGCAAGACTTGACCAATTAAGACTTTTTGAAGCATTAGAAGAACAAAGATTTGCAAATGCCGCAACATACAACATAAGTGTGCAGACCTTGCAACCTACGCAAGCGGCAGGACAGGCAATTGTTGAATCAATAAAGGAATTTACGAACAGGGGTGGCAACTTCTTCAGGGCTACACAGGTGGCAATATGAAGTTAAGCGAAGTCTGCAGATTAGAAATTCAAACAGGCGAACCAAATTCATTTATCCTAAGCCATTCAAAGTTAAACAACGCAACAAATAAACTGGCTGGATTGGAAGATTTTAGATTAGATATAAATGCAGTTTTAGATGAAGACCAATTTGATGGTGGTTCTTTTTATTATCAAAATGTTTTGGATGATGCCGCAAGAATAATAATTCGCAGGGGAATGACACTTGGAACAGGTGCTACACCTTATGCTTTAGCAGGTAGCATCAATGCAGTTGTAAGGTCAAAGGTCTTTGACCCTTTCTATACGCCACAATATAAAACAGGGGCTAAGACAAGATTTACTGTTAATTACAATGGCGTTGATTATGTAAGTATCTTTGAAGGCAGACTTAGAAACATAAATTCAGAATATGATGTTGACGGCGGCACATTGGTAGAATTTGAAGCAACAGATGCAATTGACGATTTAGCAAAAGTCCAATTAAATGCAGTTTCCTTTCCAAAAGAAAACACAGGGGAAAGGATGCAAGCCATTATGGATGAAGCGGGTTATGCAACAGACTTAATTCCTGATTCAAGTGGTCATTCCTATGAATTAGCGGCTGAAACGATTACAAACACTGCCCTTGAAGCATGTGAAATAGTGAATGACCATGAATTAGGTGCGCTTTTAGTAACAAAAGGTAATCAAGTTCAATTCCTTACCTATGGGCAGACCAACACCCCTGAAGTAGCCAATCCAATCTTCACAAATAAGACCATAGATTCAAACAATAAGATTTCAATGACGGATGTAGGCATGTCTTCAGGTAAAGAACTATTTTTCAATAAGGTAATTGCTAAAACAGAAAATGATGCAACTATTTATGAAGATAGTGCCATTGTAAGCGTTCAAAGGCATGGGGAAGTGCCTTTTAGGAAGACAGACCTTAACTTCCACACTGTAGGTGGGGCAGGTAGTGGGTCAACGGCAGTTAATGAATACATGGATAGATTTCTTGAACGGTGGTCT